GCCGGGGAGAACTGTTATCATCTCCGATATGGCTAATATGTTCAAGCGTAAAGTTAAGAAGCTGACCAACCTACACTTAAAGGAGATCAGCGGCGTAGACCACCCGGCTAGTCTTCACGAAGGATGGGCCGTTATGAAGTCCTCGGACAGTGATCTTGATAGAGCGTTAATAGAAGCCGTAGAAGAATCAACCGAACCAATGGAGAAAACAGTGGAAACACAAACCACCGAACCAGAGGTTGAGGTTATCGAAGAAACAATGGAGAAAGCAGACGATACCGTTGCGAAAGAATTGGCTGACGTTCGTAAAGAACTAGCTGACGCTAGAGCGCAGGTAGACTCTCTCCGGGAATCCTCCGAGATTGAGAAAGCGCTAAACGATGCTCAACGCTGGGCAATCGTACCGCAACTTGACCCGGAAGAATTTGCCCCGGTCCTCCGTTCTCTCAGGAGCTTCGATGCCGAGACTTCAGGAAAAGTAGAATCAATACTTGATGCCGTTGCAATCGCTTTGGGCGAAGCTGGCATCTTGAAGGAAATAGGTAGCGAAGGTAATGCTGAACATGATGACGCTTACGGACAAATCGAAGCTATGGCAAAAGCTATGGTAACCGAGGGAACCGTCAAGAGTCTATCTGAAGGTATCTCCCGGGTTGCAACCGATAATCCAGAACTATACAGCGCTTATGTCGCTGAGATGGGAGCCTAATTATGGCATACGAATCACCGGGCATAGACATCGGAACTTTTACAGCTTCCGCTGATCTATCCGCAAAGCAATACTATTTTGTAAAAATGTCAGCCGAAAATACCGTGACAGTTTGCGCCGCAGTAACCGATAAACCAATCGGAGTACTTCAGAACAAACCAGCTTCCGGTGAGCAAGCAGTCGTTCGAGTCTTTGGTGTTTCCAAAGTTTCAGCCGATGCTACTCTCGCCGCAGGTGACGTTGTGGGAACATCCGCTGACGGTCAAGGACAACCAGTGGCCGCAGGCTCAGAGACAACGGTGTTTAACTGTGGTCAAGCTTTAACTGCTGGAGCCGCAGGAACCTTACAATCAGTATTGATAACAATATCAAACAGCAGAGCGGCGTAAGGAGTAAACGATGCCACAACCAACAACAGGAGATGTCCATATTGACGCAATTTTGACAAATATGTCGATTGCTTACATGCAGGACCAAGATCACTTTGTCGCCGGGAAAGTCTTTCCGACAGTTCCAGTGCAAAAACAAAGTGACAAATTTTTTACATACACCCAAGAAGACTTCTTTCGTGATGCCGTAGAACTACGAGCAGACGGAACAGAGTCAGCAGGAACCGGATACGGCCTATCAACGGACACATATTCAGCTCTCGTCTATGCTCTCCATAAAGATATCGGAGATCAGGTGCGAGCAAATAGTGACGCTCCTTTGAGCCCGGATCAGGACGCTACCCGATTCCTAACCCAACAAATGTTGCTAAGTCAAGAAATTGACTGGGCAAGCAAATACTTTGGAACTTCTATCTGGGGAACCGACAGCACACCTTCAACTCTTTGGAGTGCCGCTTCCGGATCTGACCCAATCGGAGATATCCAAACAGGTATAAATACCGTATTGACTAACACCGGCTACAAGCCAAACACACTAGTTATGTCATACGCAGTATTTAGTATCCTAAAAAACCACGCAGATATTGTCGACCGCTACAAGTACACGAGTTCAGCAAGTATTACTACTGATCTCATCGCTTCCGTAGTCGGAGTTGATCGCGTGCTAGTTATGGGTGGAATTAAGAATACCGCCGCTGAAGGAGCTTCAGCTTCCTACGCCCAAATTGGCGATAAAGATGCTCTCCTTTGCTACACAGCGGATTCCCCCGGGATCATGGCTCCATCAGCCGGGTACAATTTCTCATGGACAGGGCTCGCCCAATCCGGAGGAATCGGAACCAACACGGCGATAAGTCGATTCCGACTTGACCACCTTAGAGCAGACAGAATCGAAATCGAAAGCGCTTGGAGTTACAAAGTAATTTCTTCCGCTCTCGGATATTTCTTCTCAAACTGCGTTTCCTAATAAGAGACGCAACCCTCTCTATAATTTGAGTGTTGTTGGGCGGTGGTGTTCTCTCCGCCGCCCAACAATTATTATTACCGATAAGGAGATTATATGGCTTGGAGTTATTCGGGTGACCCGGACTCAAGTGCTTTAGATGCGATTCGATTCCTTATTGGCGACACCGATACAAACGACCAGCTACTTGCGAATGAGGAAATCTCTTGGACGAATAGCCAAGTAACCGGGAGCACGACTTCCACGGATTCCCTTTACACAGTCGCTTTCCGTTGTTTAGTAACTATCGCATCGAAGTTCTCCCGGCTCGCAGATCAAGCCGTTGGTGATATGCGTGTAAGTATGTCGCAGAAAGCTATAGGAGCCCGGGAACAGGCAAAGGAATTGAAGCGATTAGCGGAATCGGAAGGAGGAACTCCGACACCGTACTCTGGTGGAATAACCGTATCCGATAAAGAAATCGACCTTGAAAATAGTGATCTTGTTAAGCCATCATTCGCTATGGGGCAATTTGCGAACACTTCGGATTACGGAGCCGGACCTGCTACAGCGCCCGGGAACATGCTAGATGATGGTTGGTCATCGTGACAGGGGCTAGTCCTTCCGCAGTATTCGCTACTGATCTGAAAGTTCAGATGACACCGACAACGGTTGATATCCGAACGACTCCCTCCCGGAATAATTATGGGGAGATATCTTACAGTGGTGGCGCTACAACCTACCCTGCCTATGTCCGCCGCATAACCGCCGCTGACCGGGATATTGATAATGATCTCGCTCGATGCGAGTTTGTAGCTTATATTCCTGATCAAACCTTAACGCTCGAAGTTGATGATCAGATAACTCTCCCGGCTCCGATATCCGGAACTCGGCCTATCGTCAAGGTGGATATCCGCTCCGATGCTGTCGGACAAGTCGGAGTAGTAGCTTTCATAGGAAGCAGGCGAGGATGACAATCATTATTAAGAATATAGACCAACTTAATAGAGCTATGAAGGAAGGTAATCTTGCTGTTATCGAAGCGGCTCGCAAAGCAGTTACGGAAATAACGAACGATGTAGCTAGGGAATCACGCCAGCTTGTTCCCTTCGATACAGGTAATCTAGCCCGGTCGAGAGTCGTTAAATATCCGAAGATTAACAGTGATAAACCGAAGGGAGAGATTTCGTATGGCGGACCCGGCGCTCCGTATGCGGTTATCCAGCACGAAGATGAAACCTTATTTCACCCACCGAAACCGCCCGGGAAGTCTAAAGTTGGGGGACGACAGGGAACAGGTCCGGTAGCTCCCGGTTCGGGGAGAGGTCCGAAGTATCTCTCTTATCCGCTCCAACGCAAAGTTGGTTCCTTTAATGCGTTACTTATTAGCACGATTAATAAACAGCTTCGAGGACGAAAATGAGCCTACTTACCGACATAGGGAGCTTCCTTAATAGCGCTTCGATATCTACGCAGGACTTAACTCTCGGAACCAACTTATTTCTGGGCCGACTCCCGGAGAGTCCGGACACCTGCGTTGCGCTCGTACAAACAGCCGGAGTAGCTCCGACAGATACGTTCGGGACTTCTTTCCCTCCTTTAGAGAATCAGGGACTACAAACGCTCATTCGAGCGACTAGCTACGCAACCGCTCAATCTCTCGCTGTAGACGTATTCAAGGCATTAGCGGCGGTAGAGAACGCAACGCTTACGTCTACGCTTTACTTAAAGATAGAAGCGCAACAGTCTCCGTTCGCTCTCCTTCGTGACGATCAGGAGCGACAGGTAATGTCGTGCAACTACATAATCGCCAAAGCCCTATAGATTACTACGCTGAGAAGCCCACAGAGGGCTCTGTGACGCTCTCTAACGTCCGTTGTGAAACTTGTAATAAGTTATTAGCGGAGTTAGTTACTTCTCCCTTTAGATTGTTCTGTCGCTATTGTAAGAACTACACCGAAAAATAGAAGAAGCCCCACCGAAGTGGGGCTCTCCTACCTCTACTCCTAGAGATTAGTGAACGAAGTAGGGACTTCTTTCCTTCTCCGTTTGGGTAGCTTCTGCGAAACATGAGCTTGGGTATCCAATGATGTCACCGAAACTTCTTCCCTTGCCAGTATCTTCCGCTATCTTCGCCCAGATAACTGTCTTACCTTGTGGGCGCTTCTCTATTTCTTCAATTAGCACAACTACTCCATTGAGATATTTAGGGCTCGTGTTACGGAGAACCATTAAGTCTCCTTCTTCAATAACGCTATTCTCTTCTGCTTTCTTCGTATAAAGCCTATCTGATTCTTTATTTACGGAGCCTGCGCAACGCTTTAGAAAGTTTGCGCAATTAGCGTATTCTCTGAGTGGTTCGTAATCTACACGGTCTACATCCGCTCCGCTAGCTTCTAATAAATCATTTTGGCGAAAGCCATTCATTCTTTCTGCGAAGAGATACATCTCCTCCGCTGTTGGTAGTCCGAGCTTTTGAGCTTCGGCTCTGATTGCTTCTTTATCCATGGAATCTTCTCCTTTGTTTGTTGCTTCCATATATTGATCTTAAGGTGTACACCCGAGTATTACCACACTATTTACATATTTCTTTAGGATTCTTGATATCTTCCGCTCCCGGGTTTAACATAATGGGTATGGCTAACTTGCCGACAACATCGAAATGGGTGCGCACGGATTTATTACATCCGACTTTCAAAGCACGACTCGATGCGTTACTTAATCAGGATTCCCGAATCTCTGGGAAAGTTAAGATTGTTTCAGGTGTTCGGAGCTACGCAGATCAGAAACGACTCTATGACGGATGGGTGGCTCGAAAGCCCGGTTTCAATCTAGCGGCGAACCCTGATCGGAAGTTTGCTCCCGGGTGGCAAGGCTCCTACCATCAACAGCAATCCGATGGCTACGGACACGCAGTTGATCTACGCATTACCGGGAGAGGACTAACAACCGGCGATGTCGCCCGGATAGCGAAAGATTACGGAATCAAGCAAACGGTTCTTAACCCATTCGAGTGGTGGCACTTCCAGTGGAGAAACAGCAACGGCATATTCCAAGCTCCGGCGATGGAAGGAAAGCCAACAGAAACGAAGAAAGCCCTAAAAGAGAAAGTAGATATGAAGGGAGTCGGAGCCGCTATTGCGCAACTAGCCGAAACCGTTAAACGGCAACCGCTCCGCCGGGGATCGAAGAACACCGCCGTGAAAGTATTACAACAAGGATTAGCGAACAAAGGATTCAACCCGGGATACCCGGATGGGATATTTGGGAGAAAGACAGCCCTAGCTGTTCGTAACTTTCAACGAGCTTCCGGTTTAGTTGTTGATTCGATAGTCGGCCCAGCAACGTGGAAAGCATTATTCGGATAAGGAGATCACATGTTTAATCTAAACAAAGAACAAGTCAAGGATATTCTCGAGAGAGCAATCTCTACTTATATTCAAACCTTCCTCGGGCTGTGGACAGCCTCTGGAGTAGGTGTGGATATGGGAGGATTATCCACATTGAAACTCGCGGCGCTCGGTGGATTACCTGCCGCTTTCGCTGTTATTAAATCAGCTATCTGCGCCGGTGGGCCGATAGGAGATCCGACAGGCTCGGTTCTCAAGACCCGGGAAGATATCCCAGATGACGCAGAAGAACAACTTTACATATAAGGAAACAAAATGAGCGATATAGGAACACCCCCACTTTCGGTAACGAATAACTCGAACGCTAGAGCGGTAAGAGTTCTCCAAGAGTTACTCGTATCGAAGGGAGCTGGAATAAGAATAGATGGACGCTTTGCGATAGGAACTCAGAGAGCGCTCGGACAATTTCAGGCCGAGAACAAACTAGAACCAACCGGGATAGCGGATGAAGCTACTTGGGAAGCGCTCCGAGGTAAAGCCCCGGCGAAGAAGAAAGCTCCTGCGAAGAAAGCCCCTGCGAAGAAAGCGCCAGCAAAGAAGGCATCGGGAAAAGCGAAGAAGTAAATAATGATTGGTTCACCCGAGCGGAATGTTCCGGGCTACCGACAGAATGGTTCTTTCCGTTAAAGACTAACCGAAACCTTTTTGATGGGAGAGAAGTCTGCGCTATCTGCCCAGTAACGTCTGAGTGTTTAGATTATTCGATATCTATGAATATAGAGTTCGGGATTTGGGGAGGTTTGCGTGAATTTCAACGGAAGAAATTTATTGAAGAAATCCCCCAATAATGTGGTAATACCCGGGTGTACAGACTATATTTAATACATGGAAGCAACGCAAAATAAAGGAGACAAAATGGAGCTGACAGTGAAAGAACTAATGGACAATGCAAAGCGAGCTATCATTAGAGAAAAGGTTGAGGAACTCTATCAACAAGTAAACGCAAGAAGCATCAATATCGACAAAGCTGAAGCAAGAGCAAAAGAATTAATCGAAGCATATCACGCTATCTAGTAAAGGTTTGAGGTAGAAATCCTCGTAAAAAGAAACCGGTTGTTTGGGATCGTTAAGCCTTGACAGGACACTGGGACCGCTTAGGCGGTCCTAATTCCTTTTTGGGAATAATGGTAATAGTCGGGTATTCACGTTACGCTTGTAAGTGAAGCAACTAAAGAAGGAGAATTATGGAAGCTGATACACACCGGATCCTATCCGGTCACGCTAATGACTTATGGTTATCGAGGAACTTCGGACTACATCCGGAGAAGGACATAATCATTGATCAGGCTGTAAATACGGCCTATCTAAATCTGGAGATGCGATATCAAACCTACGCAGAGAACTCTTGGACTGACGAGACTCTCTGGTGGATAGATAAAGCTGTCGCCCGGGGATGCCCTTGCGATGATTGCGACAAGTGGTTTATTCGGGAAACCCAGATAATTAAAGAAGTGCATTACCAGCTTGATTGCTTAATGCAGAAGATAATAGACAACTATAAGAAGGAGATAAGGAAGCTATGTGGTTATTAATTTTTGACACGATTGTTATGTTCATCGTTCTGTCGAGTCTCTATTGGACTTTCCATGTGATTAAGAGAATACCGGAAGCATACAACCGGGCTATGGATTACTTGGGACTAAACCCACCGGAGGAGAGAGTATGATGCTGAAGGGATTAACGGAGAAGGAGCGGAAGAAGCTCCTCCTTAACTGGAAAGAAAGCCAAGCGCATGAAGGAGGACTCGACCACCAGCCGGTTGTTAAGTATTTCTATATGCAGGCAACGTGGTTGATAACGGAAATGTCCGAAAGCGGCGAAGGTTTCGGGCTTTGCGATTTAGGACATCAGTGTCCGGAACTCGGATATGTTCACGCCGGGGAGCTTAAATCATTAAAAAGATTTGGTGGTATCCAGAAAGATCGATACTTTACTCCGGATCAACCTATTTCCGTATATGCGCAAATGGCTCGGGAAGCAGGTTACATAAATGTCTGACACAATACAAGGAAGCAAGAACTGGATAATGGTTCCTACGGCTCCGCTCCGAGAGCTAATGGATTCACGTTATCCGAGAGAATCGGCCCATGAAAAAGGGCAACGTTTAGGGATTTCCCGGTCATCGTATCAACGAATAAACACGAACGATATCATGACCTATATTCGAGCGGACCGATATGCGGTCAGTTTAGGTTTACATCCGGTGAATATCTGGGCTGACTGGTACGAAATCACCACGAAGTAACTTCGGACAGTAGAGCTTTCACGCATTACAATCGGTGCGTGAAAGCTCTACGCAATACATTAAAGGTCATCTCCCGGGTATGTTTGATTGCTGTTTTAATCCTTGCGTGGGTAGCTCCTCCGACTTATGCGAATGGGACGACCTGCGAAACTACCGATGATGGCTGGGATTGTTCGGTCGATATTACGACTTGGGGACAGGATCCCGGGTTTACTTTCACAATCACGGAGGACCAAACCGTAGTCGAGATGATAACTTACACTTCTCTGACTTGCGATGATCACGAAACCGGGAGCGGAACAGACACGTATGCGGCGGATCCCCTTTTGAGACTTTACTCTGTTGAACAAGTCGGTGAAACCTTTAGTGATACCTTAATATATGAAGATGACGATTCTGCCGCCCATAACGATGGCACTAATCTTTGCTGGGATTCATACTTGAGCGTAACGCTAGATGCAGGCGATTATGTTCTCTACGCTTCCGCTTATAGCGAAGATACAATTGGGGCATACACGTTAGAAGTCTCCGGAGGAGAGTGGGACATTACAGAGGAGGAGGAGACTCCGGAACCAACTCCATCTCCGACACCCACACCTGAACCTGATCCAACTCCCACGCCTCAGCCGGAACCCACTCCAACTCCTCAGCCAACGCCTGAGCCAACGCCCATCGAAGGTCCACCACTAGAGGAAGAACCTGAACCGAGTCCTGAACCTTCACCTGAACCAACCCCAGTAATTTTGCCAACTCCAACTCCTATACCGGCTCCTCCTACGGAAGAAGAACTTAATGACATCTTAGATGATTGGTTTGAAGAAAACGAGTTTGACTTTGAATTTGACTTTGATTCGGTAATTATCGAACTTGACTCGGAAGAAGACCCGGAAGAAGACCCGGAAGAAGACCCGGGAGAACTTGACGATTTCGCCGGGGAAGATGACATATTTATTGATGAATTGCCGGAAATCGAGGAGTTTCCGGTAGAAGATGAAGAAGATTTAGACCCGGGAGAGCCGGGAGAAGCCCGGGAAGATGAAGAAGAAGTTGGGCCGGGAGAAGAAGAATATGAGCCAGAAGAGGAGTTTCTTGAAGAATATGAGGAAGGACCACCGAACGAAGAAGATATCTACTTCGATCCAGAAACCGGGGAATGGGAAGATGATCCGGATCTAGACCTTGAAGAAGTTGATATTGAGGAGCTACTTGAAGAAGAAGGAGCGCTTGAAGAACTTATTGAGCAACTCGAGGAGGACGATGTTCTCGAGGAAATTATTGAAGATAACCCTGATTTCATTGAAGAAGCCGGGGAAGAAGCGCTTGAAGAATTATTTGAGGATAAACCTGAAATCTTCATACAAGCGGACGACAGTGTTAAGGAAGAGTTTCAGGAAGAAGTAAATGTATTCAGCGGTGCTTTCGATGATTACGTTGCTTCCGGTCAAAACATTACTGTAGAGGAGCGGAGGACAGTCGTAGCGGCGACAGCGGTTGTTTCAACAGTAGCAACTCAGATAAGACCAGCACCGACAACAACAGGAATTACTCCCGGCGGAGCCGGAACAGCAAGCGGACCGGGCTCTCGAGGGAGAGGAAGGAACAGATAAATATGTTTGAAAGATTATCGAAAGAGATACTATTTTTATCTTTAACAATAGGAGGAACTCTGCTCGTGCTAATCACACTGAGCGGAAGCACTCTACAAAAAGGTATATACATCTCAGCGATTGCTTTAGTAGCGCACCTTATCGGAGTTGCTATCGAACATTGGCAAGACAATAAATGAATAAGACAGTAGCGACTGTAGGAAGCGTATTCGGAAGAATCGCCGCAACTTTTGTGTATCAAGCGATGGCGGTGATCGGAGGAGCAAGTATTATCGGTGGCATCCCGGTTTACAAGGCGGCGCTTCTCTCCGGGCTTACCGCTACCGCTACTGTTATTCAGAAACTCGCCGCGGCCTATGCGGACGATGGAAAAATTACAATGGAAGAACTGGATTCGGCGTTTAGAATGAACTCCGCTCCATCTTCGGAGGAGAAGAAATGAGTAAGAATAACCTATATCATTACAGAGCTAAAGTTGAGAGAGTAGTAGACGGAGACACAATAGACGTAACTCTCGACCTTGGGTTTGATTTACATTTACAAGCAAGGGTTAGATTCGCTGGTATTAACGCACCGGAATCACGAACCCGGGACTTGGTAGAGAAGCAGAAGGGACTCGAAGCAAAGCGATTTGTAGAAGACTGGATAGGTAACTGCGATGCGGTAATCATACAAACGCAGTTAGATAAGAAGGGAAAGTTCGGGAGGATCCTTGGGAATATCCTAAATACTGACGGAGCGAGCCTGAACGATGAGATGATAGCGCTAGGACACGCAACCGTTTATGACGGAGGAAAGCGCTAAAAATACGAAAGCTCCTCCGGTCTGTTTGCGGACACTGACCGGAGGAGCTGACGAGCTTGCTATTGATTTACTCCTTCATAGATATCAATATATTCTTCCAACTTAAATTCGCTGAGATCTCTATATTTCTTATTTGCTTCTGGCGTATCTCCTATGAAATAGGTTGGACCACCGTCACCGTCATTAAGAATACTTCCGTTTGCGGTTTTTGCTTCGTAACCAACACCACGGTTGGTCTTGAAGTATCGAATACTAGTTACTTTCATGGAATTCTCTCCTTTGTTATTAATTGCTTCCATAAGTCAAACCTAGTTCTTATATCCCGGTATTACCAGATTATTTAGGTATTTACTCGGAAAAAGAAAGAAGCCCCGAGAGAAAGCTCTCTCGGGGCTTCCCAAGATAGGTAAGGAGATTTTGGAAGCAACTTCCTACCTTGGTGTTCAAAGTGGTTCTACCCTTATATCCCCACTTCAATAATGATAACAGTTACCGCTTCGCTTTATCCCTTAATGCCTTGGATTCTTATTCCGGGTTTCGTCCAAGTAGTCTCGCAGTATTCGTCCTTATCAACTCCATATTCAGTCAGCTTCCCGGCTCGCCAGTAAGAGACATAGGAGCACTCTTTCAAGATTCGCATCGTAGCCGCTTCAACGGATTCTCGGACGGTAATCTCTCCGGTTTCGGGATCTACTTTTGTTATTCGTTTATCTCTTGCTCTTGCAGATAACGTGTACCATAAACCTTCGTGATCCCACTTCTTTGAGGAACCCATCGATTTTGTTACTCGACCTATTCCTCCGATATCCATCTCTTTCTTTGGAAGTAGCTCATAAACTTCAGCGCAGAGGTCTGTTTCTATTTCTCGCAACTCTTTGATTCGGAGACGTATATCTTCAAGCTCTGCTAACTTCTTCAAAGCCGTTTCGTAATCCTCCGGGTTTCCCGACTTAAATTCTTCCGCTCGCTCACAGTTCGTGTGCCAGCTCCCGGTTTCATCTGTTTCAATAGGCATTAAAAAGGATCCTCTCCATTCTCAAAGTCATATCTATGACTTACTCTCTTACATACTTCCTGAACGACAAACATAATATCCGCCGCAGAAAGTCCGTCCGTATGTCTCGCCATTAAACCATTAGCCAAGACAGTTATCTTCTCGACTAAAGAATCAATCCCTTCTGGAGGAGCGGTACTTGGTAATCCACCGCTCATACTTGAGACTCTAGGAAATCGGTGTATCGCTTAATTTCTTTGTACACGACTCCCCGGGTTACTCCGCACGCTAGAGCTATCTCTTTCTGCGTGAAATACCCATCCGTCCAGAGTTCGTGCCATATCATCCGCCGGTTCTCCCCGGCGACAGCAATATGATCCTGAAGCTCCTTCATTAGCTTTGTCTCATCGGTTGCTTCTTTCAGCAACCCTAATACGTGTTCATCATTAATTGTCATAGGAAGTTTCCTCCTTATATTAATTGCTTCCTATCGTCATAATATACGAAGGGTGTGACAAATTGCGCAGGTATCTGATAAATTAATTATTGGAAGCTACTACTAAAGGAAGGAGAGATAATGAAGTCACCACGACAGAGTTGTCCGCATTGCAAGCGTCCATATTTGGAAACAGATAATGAACAGCGAACTCGGGAGGGTAATTATCCCGGTTTGGAGAAGGAAGCTATTAAAGACATCGAGGAGATGAATCGAAGCTGTACACGCATCTTCGAGTTCCTCCGCTCCCGGGAGCCATACGATTGGGTATCCGGTGATGATCTTCGTAACGTCCTTAACGGAGGAGATGGGCCGCGGCGAGTCCGTCAGCTCAACGAGGAGTTCGCTATTCCTATCGACCGGAAAATGGATAAGCCGGAAGATGGACGCAGGCAAGCGTATTACCGGATTAGCCCGAAATGGTTCATTAAGGAAACCTTCGAGCAGGGACAGATCGTTTAATTGTCCTACCGACATATTAGAATCGCTTAAACAAAGGAGAAATTATGGGAGCGAGAAATAACATAATCGTCCATCAACCTACTTGGGGAGATCAGGACGAAACACAACCACTTTACTTATATAGCCACTGGCACGGTCAGGAACTAGATAAGGTTGTTATGTCAGCTATCGAAGTTGGTCACGACAGATTAGATGATCCGGTGTACTTTACAAGGATCCTATTTAACGTTATGACAGCGGAAGATTACGTTGTGTTTCAGCCGGAAGTTGGAGAGAAGCCAACATTCTTAACCGGGACTCAAGGGTTCGGGATAGGCGTAAACGGAGGAAATGACCAAGATATGTACGAGCCGATTCACGTTCGTTGGAGACCCGGGAAGAACAGCCGTGGTTGGCATACTTACGAAATCTACTTTGAGAGAATGGGTATCGAATACACCGCTTCCGAGTTCTCGGATGCCGCTATGAAAGATGAATTGCCGTTACCGGAATATCTACGAGATATGAATCGGGATATATAGAAGGAGAGAATAATGATTTGGAATAAGACAGAATATGCTGTCAGCAACGAGTCTCGCAAGGGAGAGCTGACTGTACGAGCAAGGATGTATCAGACTTCCTTAGTGATTTCAATAGCGATGGAATCCGGAGAATATCCAAACACGCATGTGAATGAAATAGATATAGTGCAAAGAGATGTACGTATTTCAGACCGGACCATCCTAGATGAGTTACTAGAGGGATTCGAGAAAGCTTGCGAAGAATTACATGAGCGAGAAGGATCCAAGAATGCGCAATGAATATAATCCCTTCGGACCCGGGAGCAAGAAAGAACTTTACAAACAATGGGCCGATGTTGAAACGGAGAAGCAGGAAGCGCTTGCTCGAATTAGAGCGATCAAGGCTGAACTAGAATTAAAGAAAGCAAAGGAGAGGAAATGGGAGAGGAAATAGAAGTGTCTCCGCAGAATCTAGCGCTCGTTAGACCGCAAGGATCCGCAGGAGATATTGTTGAATCAATGGCAGAATATCAGGAGCTATGCGTAAAGCTCCTAGATGATAACGACTGGCAGACGATACAGGGAAAGCGATTCCCTAAACGTTCAGCGTGGAGGAAGCTCGCTGTAGCTTACGGAGTTTCCTTCGAGATCAAGGACAGATCCTTGTTCTGGGACGATGACGGAAACCTTAAATCAGCAGAGTTTATTGTTAGAGCTACCGCTCCAAACGGAAGATTTGCTGACGGATGGGGAGCTTGTAGTGTCGCTGAACGTAACGCCGGGAGGAAAGCAAACCATGATATCCCGGCAACGGCAGAAACAAGAGCAAAGAACCGGGCCGCGGCGGATCTATTCGGAATGGGCGAAGTGTCGGCGGAGGAAGTTGATAGAAATGCGATGTACATATCAGTTGACGAACAAGCGAAACTCGTTGAACGAATAGACTCGCTCCTTCATGAGGAGAAGATTGACCTTCGACATCTCTGGAAAGAACAACGCTTGCCCCGGAGAGAGCAACTTAACTCTGACCAGCTTGAACACGTGTACAACCTTATTGATGAAGCTATAGCGAAATCTGCAGATACCGTAATAGACTCTGACGAAACTCAAGAAGCTTTTTAATTCGTAAGCCGGGTGGGGCATTTAGTCCATAGGTGTTAGTACCTCCTCACCCGGCTTGCTTGGAGGACATTATGAAGAAACAACGCTGGAGAGCGAGGGATTATGTTGTGATTCCTCGTTCAATACTAACTCAGAAAATATCACCGAGCGCTCTCCGAACGTGGATCTCGCTCGCTTCGTTCTGCTATGACGATGATTCGTGTTGGCCGTCTAATAAAGCGATACTGGAACGGATGCCCTCGGGAACTGCATTGAATACTTTGAAGGCGGCGAAAAGGGAATTGGAACAAGCCGGGCTGATTCGTAGAGATCGAAGGTTTGACAAGGGAAGAGAGACTTCTTCCGTATATTACTTAATCGCTCCGGAGGGTACTCAAATGATTACCACGAACGAAGTGACTCCCCACGAGGGTAATGGTACAGTTACCCCATTAAATAAATACACATTAAATAAAAACAATTTGGGTAATAAAAAGGTTACGGAGGATGGATGGGTATTCGATGAGGAAGTTGGGGAATGGACGGAAGGAACTAAATGATTAAGAAGTTCTCTGCTTTACTTATCGCCGGGCTAACCGCACTTATGATTATATTTACAACGCAACCAGTTAATGCTGATCATAAGAACTACCCACCTTTTGTTGACTGGGGTATGGTAGAAAATTGGACATACGCTTATGGTTACGAAATGTTTGAGAACTCAGAAGTTGTAGAGTTATTACAATATTGGCTTGGTATAGAGCAAGATGGAATTTACGGGCCGCAGACTAACCGAGCGCATAGACAACGAGCGATGGAGCGGAATATCATGGTTCCTATACACGAGTATGTTGTTCCTGACCGGGACTATGGTGAAGCGGTCGAAAGATATCGAAGCGAAGTTATTTCAGCGATAGCAAGATATGGAGGACCAGCTTCAGACGTTAGTAAATTCCTCCGAGTAATGAAATGCGAAAGCGGCGGAGATCCTTCAGCTTTCAATGAATCTTCCGGCGCTTCCGGGTTAATGCAACATTTAAGTAACTATTGGCCGTGGAGAGCGAAGATGGCTGGTTACGAAGGAGCATCTCCGTTTGATCCGATAGCAAATATCAATACGTCAGCTTGGCTACTTTACGAGCATAGAGCAGGAGGATGGCAACATTGGGTTTGTCAGTAGGAGCGCTTTGCGCCGGTTACGGAGGAATCGAACTCGGATTAAGAAATATCCTCGACACCGAAATGGTTTGGTTCTCTGACATCTGCCCCGGGAGCGACAAAGTAATTAAGGAAAGATTCGGGAACATACCGAACTTAGGAGATCTGACAGAAATATCACAACAACTATTTGAACCGGAGAAAGTCGATATCGTCACCGCAGGCTTTCCTTGTCAGCCGGTTAGTTCAGGCGGTTTAAGAAAAGGAATTAAAGATGAAAGATGGCTCATATCGGATGTTTGCAAAGTTGCCCGGCTTGCTGGAGCAAGATATCTCCTCCTTGAAAATGTCTCAGCCATACTTACCGCTAACAACGGAGAAGCTATGGGACGAGTCTGTGAAGCGTTGGCCGAAAACGGTTACATCAGATGGGAGTGGCTTGTTATTCGAGCGAGTGATGTCGGAGCCCCACATAAACGAGAGCGATGGTTTTGCGTTGCTACCAACGATGACGAACCGGGACGCAAGGAAATCGCCGGACTACTCCGGGAGGACAGGAGATGGCAAACGACCGAGTGGAGCGAAGGGGACAGTAAACGTGCAGGGAGTCTTGGCGCATCTAGAACTTTTGCCGACTCCGACAACCGGACAGGGGAGGAGTTTGACATCGGGGATGGCTACCGGGACAGGGAGGAAGCCGGGATCAACAGGACTCCTACGAGTGAACCTGAACGATTTAGTCTTTCTGGATCGTCTTTTGAACGATATCAACCAGCAATTAGACGATGGGAGCAAACTATCGGTCGAGGATCTCCAGCGCCACATACAGGAATACGGATCTATCACGAAGCTCCTTCCGACTCCCACGGCGAAGGATCCGAAGGACAACACACCAGAAGTGGATTACGAGAGACAAGCGAAAAAGAGAGTTCTCCCGGCGGTAATAATGTGGGAGATAGCTCGGGAAGATTGGGAAAATACAAAGAATACGGCCCAGCAATCGGACGATGGGAAGCTGTTCTGAACCGGAGAGTCCCAGAGGATTTAACATATCACCACGAGAATGGATCAATTAAAGTTTCTCCCGAGTTTATCGAATGGATGATGGGAGTTCCGCCGCGCTGGGTAACTGGCGTTGATTTGTCATATACCCGGAAGCTTGAACTACTAGGGAATGGCGTAGTCCCACAGCAAGCCGAACGTGCTTATGCAATACTATTGGAGAGGGTAACTAGCAATGAGAAAACCAACAAAGAAACCAACTGAGAAAGATTATTATAGGTGGCTTGCGGAAGGAATCGAGAAGGGTTACTGTTCCGATGTCTACTGCGAGAATCACGACACGGTAGCCCCGGGCGACTTCCCTCTTTATATGGAATATGTTGAGCAATACGGTTCCCGAGATTTCTGTTGGCCGATCATGAGATCATATTATGGAGTTGAAGGGCAATGAAAGCAACACGTATATTATCTCTAGGAGCTGGCGTACAGTCTACTACTGTTGCGTTGCTTGCAATTCATAAAGAAATCGCCCCAATAGAACATGCAATATTTGCTGATACTGGTTGGGAGCCACCCGATGTTTACAAGCATTTAGAGTGGTTAATTCCGAAACTTCGAGCGGCAGGTATCAAATTTCATAAGGTAAAAAGCGACAAGAATTATGGAAATATCAAACAAGATATTTTACTTGGGAAAAGACACGCTTCAATTCCAGTCTTTACTAAAGGAGAGGATGGAACAACCGGGACACTCCGGAGACAATGCACAACTGAATACAAGGTAATTCCAGTCCAGAAGAAAGAAAGAGAAATTATTGGACTAGCTCCCGGAGAGAAATGGAAACCTGAAAATGGTGAAATAACTAACGTAATGGGCATATCGCTTGACGAAATACAAAGAATGAAAGACAATCAACTTAAATTTATTACAAACGAATATCCACTTATTGATCTGCGGATGACACGACACGATTGTTTGGTGTGGATTAAAAATCACGGATATCCGCCACCACCAAGAAGTGCTTGTATCGGTTGCCCCTATCACAGCGATAAAGAATGGCGGCGAATGAAACATGAAGATATCGAAGCATTTAATGACGCAGTAGAGTTTGAAAAGCGTATGCAAAATCCACTCCCCGGGACGCAATTAGCAACGATTAATGGAACTCCGTATTTGCATAGGGCTTGCATACCTTTAGACCAAATAGATTTCCGCAATGAAGAAGATTTAGGACAATACTCCTTGTTCGACCAAGAATGTGAAGGTATGTGCGGGATATGAAAAGAACTCCGCTCAAACGGAAAACACCTCTGCGGCGGAGCGGTTCCCTCAACCCGGTTAGCAAGAAGCGAGCCAAAACGAATACAAAGCGCCGGGCTTTCGTTAAGGAAGAACTCGATAAGAGACAATTCTGCGAAGCTAGGATTCCGGAAGTTTGTACGAGATACTCGACAGAGTTACACGAGCCTATCCTCCGCTCCCTCGGTGGTTCTATCTTAGATGTCGAGAACTCCGTTGCTATCTGTCGTATGTGTCATCGTTGGGTACATGATAACGTTGGCGAAGCGAAGAAGCTGGGCTTAATTAAATCCGCACCGCCCGGGAGGAGCTAATGGTAAATCCTAAACCCTACAAAGTTCCAGCTCGCTGGTACTTAGAAGATCACGAACGACCTTGGACGATGAACAAGGAGAGGACTTGGCATTGGTCGCAGAGAGCGAAGGTAACGAAAGAGACTCGGGAGCGCTTCTTCTGGTTAGCGAAGATGGAGAACATACCGAAACTCGACCGGATAAAGGTGGATGCGGTTCCTTTAATTAACGACCGGAGCAAACCAATAGCGGACATAGGAGCCTGCTATCCTGCGGTTAAAGCCGGAATAGATGGACTCGTGGACGCAGGAGTTATCCCTGACGATAATAGTAAGCATTTAACGCAGATATCTTTCTATGCCCCAGTAGATTCTAAACATAACGGTTTGCGGTTAGTGATTACCGATATGGGCTCCGAAAACTAAAAGAAGCCCCTCACGGAAGTGAAGAGCTTCTTCTAAGGTTAATTAAAGTGCGTCATTCCACGTTTACGGTGTCCATCTTACTCGCTCCACCCTTCGCCATTAAGTTCTGTTAGGACTTCTTCGAGATCTCGGATGCTATCAACTTCTCCTCGGTAGTACTCCATCAGCCTTGATGCTAGTCTGGCTGTTTCACGTATTATGTCAATTTGTGCTTGTAGCTCTCGGATTTCATTCTTTCTATTAACTTGCTCTTGTTTAACGGTTAGATACTTAAGATCATTTTCGTTGAACTCTGGGCAGAGGTTCTTTACTGCCACTATGTTTTGCTTTACATTAATTGCTTTCATGGAATTTCTCCTTTGGTTGTTCGTTGCTTCCATGTATTCATATTAACGTGAATACCCGGGTATTACCACATTAAACAGGAAATAATTGATATTTCTTCCGCTCCTGATTAACCTATGAAAAAGGAGAGAATATGGTGGGCCGCAGTAAAGCGCCGGTTGAATATGTATCTGTGAAGAAGTTAGAGATACATCCGGATAATCCCCGGCAGGGAGATATCGGAGCGATAGTAACCTCTATACAAGAGAATGGCTTCTACGGTACGCTCGTTGTTCAACGGAACTCCTCTCGGGTTCTCGCCGGGAACCACAGACTTCAAGCGGCTATCGCCGCCGGGATAGAAGAAGTGCCAGTGTTCTGGGTAGATGTAGACGATAAGGAAGCCCGGAAGATTCTCCTCGCCGATAACAAAACATCAGACCTAGCTAGTTACGATGATCACGCTCTCCTCGATATCCTCCGAGGAATAGCCATAGAGGATGGAGACTTAATCGGAACCGGGTTCGATACGGATGACCTTGATGATTTAATTAATGACCTTAGTGACGGTGACCCGGGAGACTTCCCGAGTTTCGGTGATGATATCGAAACAAATAACACCTGCCCTAAGTGTGGATATGAGTTCTGAAATACGGCCCATCCTTCAGGATATTATCTCTCCGCTCCCCGATAAGCTCGCCGTAGCTACTTCCTCCGGTATAGATAGCGCTAGCATACTAATAGCGGCCCTTGACTGCGATAAGGAAGTTTCTGTGATTAGCTTCACGCTCGCTGATAGGCAATCGAAAGACTTTAGAACCGCTCGGGGACTCGCTCGAAAGTTCGGTTTGGAGTTTATTCCGGTATTTCTCCCGGTTCTTCCCGAGCCGGTCCTCCGCCGGGTAGAGGAAGTCATCAGAGTTCTTCGATTACCCGGAAGCAACTATGATCTCAAACTTAAGAAAACAACCGTTGATTGTTTGTTTCCGTGGATAGATACCTTTGCGAAGCTACAGGAAGTCAAGATATCTACGCTTGCAACCGGGATAGGAGCGGACGGACACTTTGCGCTAAGCAAAGAAGCCTATATTCATTACCGTGAGACTCGAGAGAAGTTTCAGGAGTATCGCCGCAAAATGTTTAATAAGCCTGATGTTAATCAGATAATCAGCCGGGCTATTCTCTCGAAGCAGTACGGAATAGATGTAATATGCCCATATTTCGATAAGCGCATATTCGATTTGTACGCCGGGAAGGACTGGTATGAAGTAAATAAACCGAGACAGAAGGAAGTCGTAAGGAGAGAGTTTCCGGAAGTCGAAGGGATATCGAGCAACGTGCATCAAAACTTACAAAGCGGCGATAACGGAATATCGGAAATAATCGCCAAAGTCGTAATATCCGAGCTATCTCCCGGTTCAAAGTCTCCGCTCCCGGGAATGAATAAACTCGACAAATTAGCGAAAGCCGGGAAACTATGACGAAACCACCGTATGTAGTCCCATCTATGAAAGAGATCGAGAAGCTCCGAGGACAGAGCGGATATAACCTGATATCGACTTTCAGCGGTTGCGGCGGAGCCTGCTTGGGTTACGAAATCGCCGGGTTTGAAGTTAGATACGCCAACGAATTTATTAAGGAAGCCCGGGAAACATACGAACTTAATCACCCGGGAGTCCCGGTAGATACACGCAATATTCGACAAGTCACGCCGGGAGATATCCTTGAAATCGCCGGGTTATCCGCCGGGGAAGTAGATGTTTTGGAGGGATCTCCGCCGTGTAGTAGCTTCTCGACTTCCGGAAACCGGGAAAAAGACTGGGGTAAAGTCAAGAAATACTCGGAAGCGGCCCAACAAACAGATGATTTGTTCTTCGAGTTCGCCCGGATCCTTAAGGGTTTACAGCCTAAAGTCTTCACAGCCGAGAATGTCGCCGGGTTAGTAAAGGGATCCGCAAAGGGATATTTCAAGCTAATCCTTAAAGAATTAAAGGAATGCGGGTATCGAGTCGAAGCTAAAGTTCTCGATGCTCGTTATTTAGGAGTTCCACAAACCCGGACGAGGTTATTCTTCTACGGAGTACGCAATGACCTTAATATGGCTCCTATGTGGCCGAGTCCCCTCCCATATACCTACTCGATACGAGATGCTTGCCCTTGGATAACGAACCGGGGAGAATACGGAAAGCTCCCCGGCGACTGGTTCGATAAAGCGTTATCTTCCGGGCATCCAGACCCGGGAGACAGAAACGAGTGGGAATCGGCGGATATCTCCCGGCAAGGAAGAAACCCTGAAGAACCCTACGCAATCTACAATGAATGGCTGAAGCTACGCCCGGGAGAATCAAGCAATAAATACCTAAACCTTACCCGAGCTAATGCCGAGAAAACATGCCCTTGTATTACGCAAACAGCCGGAGCTACCGGAGCCGCCGGGATAACACACCCGAGCGAACCAAGGAAATTTACCCTTCTGGAACTCCGCCGCCTTGGAGGATTCCCTGATGATTTTAAGCTAACCGGGAACTTTCGACAACGCTGGGAGCGAATAGGCCGAGCGGTCCCTCCTCTCATGTCAGCGCAACTCGCCGGAAAAGTAAAGGAATTACTCGACAATGCCTGATTCATGGATCCCCGGGAACTGGACATTCAAAGACCCGGAAGTCGCTAAACGCTTTGACTCACACGTTCGGGAAACCCTCCCTTGGTACGATCTAGCGACACACGGAACCGCACACTTAATTAAAGCCTACGCCCCGGAGAAGGGAAGAATCTACGACATAGGAGCCTCAACCGGGAATATAGGCCGCTCGATAGCCGAAACAGTCGAAACCCGCCGAATCGACTTAATAGGTATCGAAAGCGCCCGGGAGATGCAAGAAATGTACAAAGCGCCGGGAAAGCTCCTAATAGCGGACGCTCTCGACTACGAATATGAGAACTTCGATATCGCTGTCCTATTCCTAACATTAATGTTTATCCCGGTAAACAGCCGGGAAACCCTCTTAAATAAGCTACATAAGCGACTCAACCCGGGAGGAGCGATCATAATTGTAGACAAAATACCGCTCGCTTCAGGATATCTAGGCTCGACAATACACCGCTGGACCATGAAACAGAAGCAAATAGGAGGGATAACCCTTAACGAAATAGCCGAAAAGGAGCTTTCCCTCGTAGGAGTACAACGTCCGGTAGACGTAGAAACCCATCTCCTCCGCCGGGAATACGTTAAATGGCTACAAGTCGGAGAGTTCGCCGGGTACATCTTTGAGAAATTACCGGGAATACACTAGGCTCTGTACAAATGTCGAAGATACAAACCAATAAAACGCCGGAAGTCCTCGCTAAATACGAGGAAGTTGTCCGTCTGCGTTCAATCGGTTTATCTTTCCAGCAGATAGCTGACCGAGTAGGCTACGCCGGGAGAAGCGGAGCCAAGGCGGCGTATACCGAAGCTATTAAAATGTGGGGAGGAGAAGCCGTAGAGGAGCATAGAATCCTTGAAAATGAGAGACTCGACTATCTATGGAGGACAGCAATAAGTCAGATCGAAGGAGCTAAAGGTGACCCGGTAACAGTAATCCACGCCGTGAATAGCGCTCTCCGAGTATCGGCTCGCCGCTCGGCCCTAAATGGTCTAGACGCTCCTCGACAGGTCGAACTCGCCGGGGCTGACGGTGGAGCTTTACGCACAGATATAGGCGATTTACTCCGCTCCCGGTTAAAACAACTCGAAAACAAGGCAAACATTCCCGAGGAAACCGCCGAACTCACCCCGGGAAGCTAGGAAATGCAAACAAATGTAGCAAAATGCAGGCAAATGCAAACAAATGCGAGGAAATGTAAAGAATGCAAACAAATGCAATGAGCGGCGAGAGCGTAGTAACCCGGTTACTTCGACTAGACCCGGAAGTATTCGATACTTTATCCCCGGAAGAACAAGAACAAGCTATGTGGGATTGGTCGGTATGGGCTAGAGAGAAGCAACTAGCTCCGCCGGGAAACTGGCGTGTATGGCTAATCCTCGCCGGGAGAGGGTTCGGAAAGACCCGGAGCGGAGCCGAATGGATACGTCAGAAGGTAATTAATAACGAAGCCGGGAGAATAGCGCTCATAGGAGCTACCGCCGCTGACGTTCGAGACACGATGGTCGAAGGAGAATCCGGATTATTGCGCATATTTCCCCCGGGAGAACGTCCCCGGTATGAACCAAGCAAGCGAAGAATAACCTTCAAGAACGGAGCGAAAGCAACCACTTACAGTGCCGATGAGCCGGACAGGCTTCGAGGACCAAACCATGATTGTGCTTGGACAGATGAAATTGCGGCGTGGCGGTATCCAGAGGCATGGGATCAGCTCATATTCGGTTTGCGTATAGGTGACGATCCTCGAGTAGTAGCGACAACTACACCTAGACCAACCCGGCTAATCCGGAGCTTGGTAGAACGAGAAGATGTTATTGTCACCCGGGGAAGCACATACGAGAATCAAATGAATCTAGCTACTACTTTCCTTGAAGAAGTCAAAGCCCGGTATGAAGGAACCCGACTGGGCCGCCAAGAATTGTACGCAGAAATCCTCGATGACGTTGAAGGAGCCTTATGGACCCGGGAGATGATCGAACAGAGCCGGGTAAATAATCTCCCTGACTTAACAAGAATTGTAATTGGAGTAGATCCGGCGATTACTTCCCGGGAGGATTCCGCCGAAACCGGGATTGTAGCGGTAGGAGTAGACGCTAACGGAACCGGGTATGTCCTCGATGATAGGTCATTAAAGGGTTCCCCGGTGGAATGGGCGAACGCCGCAATCGCTTTATATCATCGCTCCTCCGCTGATCGAATCGTTGTCGAAGCGAACCAAGGCGGCGATATGGTTCGACATACATTACAAACAGTTGAGAGCCAAATACCGATTAAAACCGTTCACGCAACCCGGGGAAAGCGTACCCGGGCTGAACCAATATCCGCTTTATACGAACAAGGGAAGGTGAAACATGTAGGAGCTTTCCCGGTTCTCGAAGATCAAATGTGTTCATGGACACCGGAAAGCGACTCCCCAGATAGGTTAGATGCGCTGGTTTGGGGCTTAACAGAGTTAATGATCGGAAGTAAAGCGCCGCCTGCGGTAATACCTTTTGGGACAACCCAAGCATCTCCGTGGGAAATCAGTTAATATCTAAGTGGGTGTAATTATGGAAAAACAGGCACGAGCAACCTCAACCGATTATATGGAGATAGGATCCTCCGGGCTTGTCCAATACGGCGGACGAGTAGAGGAGGACTTCCTTCGACAACTTCAAGGCAAGCGTGGATATGCGATTTACCGGGAGATGGCGGAGAACCATCCGGTCATCGGCGGTATCCTACAAGCTATTGAAATGTTGTTCCGCTCCGTAGATTGGACGGTCGAGCCTAGTGATAAAGATAGCCAGACCGCTATTGACGAAGCCGAGTTTGTCGCTTCCTGCCTAAACGATATGAGCATTTCGTGGCAAGACACCCTTAATAACATCCTCTCAATGCTTACTTACGGCTTCTCCTTTAATGAAATCGTGTACAAGCGCCGGGAAGGACACGCCGATGATGGCTCCTCCTCGAAACATAACGATGGGAGAATCGGCTGGCGAAAGCTCCCGGTTCGTTCGCAAGATACCGTATATCAGTGGAAGTTCGATAAGAATGGCGGTATCGAGGGAATGACGCAAATGAATCCTATCGCCGGGACCGGCCCAGTATTTATCCCTATCGAGAAAGCTCTCCTATTTAGAACAACAACGAAACTTAACAATCCCCGAGGAAGATCAATCCTCCGCTCCGCTTACACTTCGTGGTATTACCAGAAACGTATACAGACTATCGAAGCGATTGGCATCGAGCGTGACCTTTGCGGACTCCCGGTTGCGTATGTACCGCCACAGCTACTTTCCGATAATGCGACTTCTCAAGAAACCGCCGCACTGACAGAAATAAAAAGGATAGTCAGAAACATTCGCCGTGATGAGCAAGAAGGTTTAGTATTTCCTTTGGCATACGACCCGGAGACAGGTCAGAAAGCCTACGATATTCAACTCCTTGCCAGCGGCGGAAAACGACAATTTGACACGAATCAAATTATTAACAGATACGACCAAAAAATTGCTATGAGCATCCTCGCAGATTTTATTTTGCTCGGCCACGAAAAGATAGGAACCCAAGCGCTTTCCGTATCGAAGATTGAACTCTTTATGGATACGATCGAAGCGTGGCTTGGGGGAATAGCGGACGTATTCAATAATTATGCGATTCCCCGGTTGCTTAAATTAAACGGAGTAGATGAAGAAAACTATCCGCTTCTTAAATACTCCGCTCCCCGGGATCCCGATATTGGAATCCTAGGTGATTACGTTAGCAAACTAACAGCTTCCGGAGCTATGTTGCCGGACGACAACCTCAACGATTACTTGCGAGAACTCGCTGGATTACCAGCAGACGAAGAAGAATCAGTTGATTAATGACCGTTCGAGTTGAATGGACGCAGAAGCGCCGGGGAGATAATCACCTTCCCCGGTTCCGTCCTACTGATTCAGATAGGTTAGCGGCGCAAGAAAAGCGGATATTCGATGCCGTTATGACAACAATCGAGGAAATCCCGGAGAACTTCTATCAACGGTTTCTATTTAATACAGTTAATGAGCGCCGGGAAATAGACCAATTAAAAGAAGAACTAACCCGGGAAACCGACAGGATAGCGGCCCCTATCTTCGCCGTTTACGCTGATTCAGCTAGAACTATGGCAAAGAGAGTGCGTGAAAGCATTAACCGGGAACTCCAGAAGCTAGGTATTGACGCACGAATCGTACACCCGGGAGAAGTCGAGAAAGCCAAAGACAAGCTCGTATGGCAACCCTTCGACTGGGATGCCCCAATCGCCGGAGTCGATTTATTCGACCAGCAACCCGATGATATGCCCGGAAAAGTGTATGCCCGATTTCGAGCCGGTGAAATAATTAGCTCGGTAACGAATGACATACAAATGTCTATCGAGGGAATAATCGCTGAAGGGTTTACGGCCCAACAGACTTTCTCAACCGGGAGGACCGTAACCGGATTAACTCCGGAACAGACCGCCCGGAGATTATTCGGGCTTCTTGCGGAAACCGCCGCTGTCCCGATAACCGGAGCGGACTACGCCGGGAGGATCCTTCCTTATACCAATGGTTTGTTTCCTCGCTGGGCGATAGCAGTCGATAGAAGCATGAACACCTATGCGAATCGACTTGCGAATCAGGGACTCGAAGCGGAGGAGATTATCCGAAGGACGGAGAACCACGGAGAGCGTTACGGAAATAAACTGCGGCGCTCCCGGGCGAGAATGATTGCCCGAACAGAAACAGCGTTTGCCCAGAACCGTGGAATGGTCGATGTAATGTTACAAACACAAAACGATGGGCTAGTCGGAGCTGGAACCCAGAAGGAATGGGTAACCGGACCAACGGACGTATGTAATATATGCACTCCGCTCGGAGGGACGAGAGTCCCATTAAAGCAGTCGTTTAGTTGGCAGGGAGGGAGAGGAGACTATCCTCCTGCGCATCCTAACTGTCGTTGTACGGTTGATATGGTTCCGGAGTTATCGAACCCTCCTACAAAAATAGGGACAGGGATCCCGGAGGATCCCCATCGATATGTGTTTGCTGACGGTTGGCAGATAACTAGCTTCTAATCTTAATCATTGCTCCAATTAGCTCCGCCGCAGAATGGGCAAGTCGGATACTTGTCCATTACGCAATCACCGATAAGCGCTCGACAGTCCAAGCACCTAATATAGAACTTTGCTAAACCACGAGAGCGGCGCTTCCGCTTCCGGGTCTGAAAGTCATCAAAGTTGATATCTTCCATTGGATTAACTCCTTTACTCGTTGCTTCCATAAGACAATCATAGCATAATAACAATCCGGTTTCCATCGGACTATTTTTGAGAACTCCTGACAAACCCGGTAGAAGGGTGTAATCTGATGATGTCCTAGTCTCCCGAGTGGAGCGAATGTCCAAGTGGCTAGACCTCTGGTTTCGCCATGCTGGAGGTAAATATGCCAAAGTACAAAGTAACCGGCGGAGCGGATGGAATAGCCGAGATCGAAATTAAAGGACGAGTCTATTCTCCCGGCGACACTGTAGAGCTAACCGGGAAAGCCGATGACTGGCTCGTTAAGCAAGGCTATCTAGCTCCGCTCGATAAAAAGGAAGTTAAGTAATGCCTACATTTGTTCACGGTAAAGATACTGCCGTATACATAGACGAGTTCGACCTAACAAGCTATTTCACGGATTCTAGTGTTTCTTTAGATAACGAAGTTTCCGAAACAACAGCGTTTGGAGACACAAACAAAACGTTCATAACCGGGTTACGAGCCGGAACTCTATCCCTCTCCGGGTTATGGGCCGCTGATACAGATGGCTCCGATGAGGAACTACAAGCGCTTCTCGGGAATGCGACAACGCCGATAATTACCGTTCGAGAAGGATCCGCCGCTATCGGCTCCCGGGCGATAATAGCGCAAGCTAATGAAACAAGTTACGCAATAACTTCTCCGGTTGCGGACGTTCACACGGTATCTGCGGATTTCGAGTGTACACCCAACCAAGTCTCGAACTTATCGTTCGCTCTCGCAGGAGGAGTTCAATTAACCGCCGGGGCTAGTATCGCTCACGGATCCCTCGGCGCTCTAAGTTCTGTAGATAACGCCGCTTCTTCCGCTAACGGAGGAGCAGGCACTCTACACGTTCCCACTAACACAGTTAATGGAAACACAACAATTAAGATTCAGCACTCAGCGAACGATTCGACTTGGGCTGATCTTATTTCATTCACCGTTGTCGGCTCAACAGCCAAGACTTCGGAAATTAAAGCAGTATCTGGCACAGTTAATCGTTACCTGCGGGTGACGGCTAGCACAGCCGGATCAAGTGGCTCCATAACATTTATGGTTGCCTTCGCAAGATTCTAGGAGGAATCAAATGCCAACATTTGCACACGGAAAGTCTACAGACTTTGCGATTGATGATACAGGCGGATCAAGCCGAAATATATCTGACACGCTCACTGACGTTAGCTTTCCTCAGACAATAGATACCGCCGAAACAACAGCTTTCGGTTCGAGTAACAAATCCTACATCGTAGGTTTGAAAGACACCACGATCAGTGTATCCGGAATATGGGATGCGACAGTTGATGGGTATATTTCTGGAACTGAGCCAGCAAGCCGTTCGTTTATTTACGGCCCAGCAGGAACAACGTCCGGAAATGTTAAATACACCGGAGAAGCTATAATGACGAATTATGCCGTTAGCAACCCGGTCGGTGATGTAGTAACATTCAGCATAGACCTACAAGTCACAGGTGCTGTGACTCGGGGAACCTACTAACAACTTAATATAAGGAGAGAACACAATGGCTAGATTGGCTGATCGAATACGAGAAGCAAGTGACCGGGAGGAAACAATACTTGGCGTTGAAGCGTGGGGAGTGAAAATAGGTATACGCTCCATGACCGCTAAACAACGAAGCGACATGCAACAAAGCTGGACGGTAGAAGGCGACCAGTCAGCGCAGTTACTTTACAAGAATGTTATCCTCCACTGTTGCTTTGACCCGGAAACCGGAGAGCCTGCTTTCACCGAAGATGATCTTGAGTGGCTACTCGAGGAGAAATCAGCGCAAGCGATTGATCTGGTAGCAACCGAGTGTTTACGAGTCTCCGGGCTCGCCGCTGATTCGGTGGACGAAGTGGGAAAAGATTCCTCGGACTCGCAGGAGGAAATCCCGAGTTAAGGTTTTACTTTCATCTCGCCCGGGAACTGTCTATGACAGTTGGGGAGCTACTCGAAAGAATGTCATCAGCCGAAATGACCGGATGGAGAGCGCTCTATCAAATAGAAGCAGACGAAAGAAACCGAGCAAACGAAATGGCTAGACAGAAGAACAGGAGTAAACGCTAATGGCGGCGATGACCACTGTTCTGAAAGCGATAATAACCGCTGACGCTTCTAAAATGAAGAAGACAATGGCGGATGCTAGTGCTTCGATGGATAAGTTCTCCGAGAAAGCTACCGCTACCGGGAAGAAACTCACCCGGGGAGTTACCGCTCCTTTAATTGCAGTTGGGGGACTTTCAATCAAGGCGGCGGCGGACTTTGAAGCGAGTATGACCAAGATTCAGTCCCTCGTTGGGTTATCCGCTGACACAGTACAAGGATTCGAGCAGGACGTTCGGAGACTCGCCGGGACGACAGCGCAAGCTCCGAAGGATCTCGCTGATGCTATGTTCTTCATTACGTCCGCTGGTTTACGAGGAGCGGCGGCGACAGAAACCCTCGAAGCGGCGGCGAAAGCGGCGGCAGTAGGTTTAGGCGATACCGCTACGATAGCTGACCTTGCTACGTCAGCGCTTAACGCTTACGGTGAATCAAACATATCCGCTACGAAAGCGACAGATGTAATGGTTGCGGCGGTCCGAGAAGGAAAGCTGGAAGCATCGGAACTCGCCGGGAGCATGGGCCGGGTGCTACCGATAGCGTCCGCTATGGGTGTCCAGTTCGAGGAAGTCGGTGCGGCGTTTGCGGCCCTATCGAGAACCGGGACGAATGCGGCGGAAGCGGCAACGCAGGTCCGGGGAATCCTATCATCGCTCCTTCGTCCTTCCGTTCAAGCGGAAAAAGCCCTGAAGAAGATGGGATTATCCTCCGAAGGTTTACGCAAGCAGATAAAGGAGGAGGGACTTCTCGCAACCCTTAAAACATTATCTGAGGAGTTCGCCGGGAATGAAGCGGCGGCGGCATCCGTGTTTGGTAATATCCGAGCGCTTTCAGGTGTTATGGATCTAATGGGTGCGAACGTAGCGACTACGGAACAGATATTTGCGAACATGACCGATACAACCGGGGCTCTGGATCAGGCGTTTGATGCTACTTCGGAAACCGCCGCATTTAAATTGTCACAGGCTATGGCTAACATTAAGCAAGCGCTTATCGACTTAGGTAATGTCCTTATTCCGATAGTTGTCCCGGTCCTCGAGAACTTAAGCGGAATCGTTAAAACTCTTGCTTCCGGGTTTGGTAATCTCCCGGGTCCGATTAAATCAACTGCTGTAGCGATGGCAACGATGGCCGCGGCGGCCGGTCCAGTCGCATTTGGCGTAGGAAAGCTAACCGGGGCAGGCGGTCGAGGAGTCCTTGGCGGATTGTTAAAAGTTGTTAAAGCTCACCCAAAGGCGTTTATTGCTATGGGCGTGGCGGCGACAGCTACCGGATTAATATTGCGTGGGTTCCGTAAACGAGCGCAGGAAGCTCGGGATCGAATGACTATCCTCCGGAAAGAAATAGAAGAATCCGGTGATCCTACAGCTACTTTGACTGCGAGAGTTAAAGAATTAGCTTCCCGGCTGTCCGAGCTGAAGGGAAGCGCTGAGGAAGCGGATCCGAGTATTGGTGATTTCGTAGGTTCACAAACGTTACTTTCGGAACTAATTAAGCGTGACGTAGTTCCGCAGTTCCAGAAGTTAGATATCGAAATGAGTTCCCTTATTCCGCTAGTCGAGGATGGCACAGACGAGTTCCATAAATTAGGAGATCAAACAAAGCATCTTGTTCGACAGGAGGACGCTTTCGTTAAGAAGCTCCGAGAAGCTGATGAATCAATCGCCGGGGTAACAAACGAGCTTGCTGACCAAATCACAGCCGGGGAGCTAACAACGAAGCAAGCCCGGGAGATAATGATTGCTATTGACGAAACAGCGGACGCTTTCGATGACTACCGGAAAGCTCTCGAGTCCGAAGCAAAAGCCTATCTAACGAGTAACGAAGGGATTATTGCGATAACCCGGTCACTCGGATTATACGGAGCCAACCTTCTCGATGCCGCCGGGGATTCAATGACATACGTTGAAGCGCAGAAGCGTATAGCGAGAGCGCTTGAATTAACAGACCCGGAGGTTCAAGCTGGTATAGGTTCCTTCCTTGGATATGGGCAGGCTGTCGAAACTGTTGAGGAACCCATGAAGGAAGTGGAATCCCGGTTCAGGACTTTCAAAGCGACAAGTAAGCTGACAGCGGAAGAACTCGCCGAAGTCCGTGATGAATTTGACAGGTTAGTTCAACAGATCAATGATGTAGTCGATACCGCTTTTGGGTTCGATACAGCGCTCCTCCGAGTAAAAGAAACAGCGAATACCCTTGTCGAAGCTATTGCCGGGCTTAACGATGAAGAAAAGACACAGCTAGAGAGGGAAGGTGAACTCCTCCGGGCTTCGCAACGTTACGCCGATTCTCTCGCCGGTGTAAGTAAAGAACTCGTTGGATTACCGGTTGAAGAAGTCAATGGATTCTTTGACGAACAATCAACTGTTCTTAATAATGCTTTCAAAAATGGAGAACTGGCTGAAGCGGAATACCGCAGGCTTACGGAAGTTCTTAATAATTTAGAGCAACAAGTTCGTGACTTAAATAAAGTTGAAGCTCTAATTAAAATAGGAGTAGATACTCGGGGAGTTCCGCAAAGTTTCATTAATATGTTATTTGACGATGCCGGGCAACTCGATACTCTTGGCTTCGGAGCCAGTGTGGCCGCATTCCTCGGAGCTACGCCAATGGCAACAGGCGGAATTGTTACACAGCCACAGCTCTCATTAATTGGAGAGCAGGGACCGGAAGCCGTTATTCCCCTTGACAGATTAGGTAATATGAACGGAACAACTAATGTAACAATCAATATGCCGGTAGGCGTATCCGGTGAAGACGTTGTTCGAGAACTCGAAAGATATACCCGGCAAGAAGGCAATCTACAACTCCCGGTTTCTTCAACGGTAAGAAGATGACCGTCACGACAGCTTGGGTCATTCAAGGCATGACGATTGATAGTGGCTCTGTAGTATTTGAAACGTTTACGACACGCACGCAGGGCTTTACGATACGGCAAGAAGCGCAGGTTGGCAGATTCGGCACGAGTCGTGGACAACTACAACTAGATAATCAGGATAACGCTTTAACACCCGGAGGAGGAGGAAGTCTACAGAATTACGACTGGTTTAATGCCGTATATAAGTTCAAACTCCAAAGTGATCTCGGCGGTTCTACTCTTGAAAGTGACGTTTGCTTTATGGTCTGTACTGATATCCGTTTTGATGATGACGGACGGCGCTCGAATGCGGTGCTTACATTAGCGGATCCGTTTATCTACGCCGCTAGAGATCAAGTAACAGCAATCAGTTTGGGTAGCCCGGTTTATGATTCCCTAGATGAAATCATGTTAGATATCGTGAACGGTTATAGTAGCGGAGGAGATGCCATCACGGCTGTAGCTTTCCCACGTTTCGCCGCCGCCGCTGATTCACAAATGACGATCGAACGAGGTAACAACGATATTACAGTAAGCGCTCCAGCTAACGATAATGATATAGGTTATACAGGGAAACTCCAAAGCCTTGTATCGGGTAGCGCTCGGGATTACATTAACAACCAAGTATTGCCGACAGGTCCGGGAATAGCTTTCCCGGCGAACGTCAGCACATCCGGTTCAGGTGCTAGTACAAAATTTGATTTCAACGCTTTCTACATCAACCGGAAACTTACTCGGGAGACAGTTAGCAGTAACGACAAATTCAAAAAATATGTTTTTAACGAAACCGGCTCCTCCGGAGTCTTTCCGATAATGAGCGCATCTACTCAGTTCAATAGTTCTCAAGTATCTAACCAAGCAACCGTACAAGACCAAGGTGGGAGCGGAGATGCGGTGATCAGCAACAACACGACAAGCCAGCAGGGTTTAGGAGTTCGCTCAGTCAATTACAATAATGTTATCCTGCCACAGGCGACTCCTTCGCAAACAGCGAAAACCAATGTGGCGGACTGGTGGACGACACGGTATAACACCGTAAGTTTTGTAACGCAACAGATAACGACAACACTCGGTGCTATCGAGCCGCATATAGACACAGGATCACAGAACACCAACTTTACTGATCTCCTCAGCGGTGACGATTGCCTCTGGACCTATACAGAAGTAACTCTCACACCTACCGGAGCCGGGAGTTCCAAAACCTATAAGTGCGTGATCGTTGGTCGTGAGATAAACGCAACACCGCAGAACACGCAGATACGCTTCGATTTAGTGAGTGCGATAGATAACCAAAGCCTCAAACTGAATAACACTGATATCGGCATCTTGAATACTTTTAGGTTAGGATAGAAATATGGCTTTTAGTAGTGGCGCAGTTTTAACGGCGGCGGAATTAAACGACCTTGTCATTAATACTGTAAAAGTTGGATCAGCAACTAATGTTACGCCCGACAACAGTGGCTGGGACGGCATCATAACAATGGATGGTAGCGGTTACGATGGCGGCATGAGTCTTGATGGCGACGCAATGTGGATTGGGCATGATTCATCAAGTAGATCAATTTATTTTGCTATTGACGCTGTTAATTATTGCGGCGTAGATGATGACGGACGGTTCATTCTGTTCGGCAATCACGACTTCACAATCAAATCTTCAAGGAGTTCAGGTAGGGAAATCTTAGAGTTCAAAACAGGCACATCATACACTTCTGGAGCGGCATACAACATTTACGGTGATGGAGATAGTAGCCTACCCAGTTACCATATTTGGTTTACTGATTCATCCTCAACCAGAATGGCTCTAAGTTCCTCTGGGCTTGTAGTCGTTGGTTCACTTTCCAAGTCTTCCGGTTCTTTTGACATACCGCACCCATCAAAGGGAGGCGATTGGCGTTTGCGTCACAGCTTTATTGAGGGACCAACATGTGACAACATTTATCGGGGAACCGTTACACTCAGTGGAGGTTCCGCAACCGTTGATCTAGATACAGTTTCAAATATGACAGCAGGAACTTTTGAAGCATTAAACAAGAATCTTTGGTCAATGGTTAGTAGTTCAGGAAATGCGGTTACTTGGTCACTATCAGGAAAGACTCTTACCATTAACGGACCAAGCGGAGCGGAGTGTAGTTGGATGGTGATAGGTGAACGCAAAGACCAAGCCATCATCGACAGCGACATGACTGATGAAGCAGGCGAACTTATTGTTGAATATGAACGCACAGAGATTGACGAATTCCACGATGGAGATTGATCCAGTAGAGATCCTCAATGAACTTAATAAAGAGTTTCCTAACGAGTTGCGCATCGCAATCCTCACAGTCCAGAATCGCAAGCTACAAGAGTTATTAGACGACACCGATTCAGAGTGACTCCTGCGCTTCTCTCCCGGGTCTGTTATCATTTGCTATATGTCTACGGAGAAACAAATAACCGGCGCTGTCCGTGAAGGATTAAAGCGTAAAGTAGAAGAACATAATGAGAAAGTCGGTAACGTTGCGAGTAAACGAACGAACCTGCGAACTCTCTCCGCTGTCTTCCGGCGAGGAATAGGAGCGTATCGAACAAACCCGAGTTCCGTTCGACCGAACGTGCGCGGCCCAGAACAATGGGCATACGCACGAGTCAACGCTTTCCTCTACGCTTTGCGCAACGGTCGATTCCGGAGCGGTAACTTCGACACCGATTTGTTGCCGAAAGGTCATCCTTTATCATCGAAAGCAGTTGAGAAGGCTAGCTACAAGCCGACTCGGGGAATGGTCGCTTCAGCCCGGAGAGGATTAGCGATGCGCCGGGAGTTCGGCCGAGGAGGAACTCCGGTAGGTGTAGCGAGAGCGAGAGATATTGTAAACGGTCGAGAGTTAAGCGCTTCGACTGTTCTACGGATGCACTCATTCTTCTCCCGGCACGCAGTTGACGCAAATGCGGAGGGTTTCCGATCAGGGGAACCGGGATATCCAAGCGCCGGGAGAGTTGCCCACGAATTGTGGGGAGGAGACAGTGGCAAGTCTTGGAGTAAACGAATAAGAGACCAGATAATGCGAGAAAGAGAAAAAGGTATGAAAGAAGAAAAGAAAGAACAGAAAGAAGTTACGAAAGCGGCGAAAGCCATGGAGCATCTGCTTATGGCTTACAACGAAATGATTTCCTACGACTTCGAGGACGCACACGAAATGCGCTCCGACTTAATGGAAATAATACATGCACTTGAGCATGAAATAGCCGGGAAGCCTCGGATGGAAGTAGGAAAGCCATATCACTACGATGACGAAGAAGATAAAGCTTACATGGATGATGAATACAGCAAGGAAATCGTTATGGAAGATGGACAATACTGTGTTAGATCGAAGGACGGAACCCGGAGCTTCGGTTGTTACATCTCCCGGGAAGCGGCGGAAGATAGACTTCAACAGATCGAATCGTTCAGTAATAACTTGAAAGCATTAGATAACCGGGATCTTGTCGAAGCATACAACTCTTTATGCAAACGACTCGAAGAACAAACCGATTACCAAGTATTTCAGTTAACTTCGGACGAGCTTAATAAACGTTATGAGCATCCAGTGTTTTACGTCCCGGCGGAAAAAGCAGAAGATGATCTTCCGCTCGCTACTATCGTGAAAGCGGAGAAGCGCTACACGATGGGTCCGGTGTACGTCCCCGGGTTAGAAGATGCGCACGGAGAAACTATCGAAGCGGCGGAACTTCAGGAAAGTATCTGGGACTGGGTTCGCAAGGAAGATAGGCGTATCTATCTCCAGCATTCGGAGAAAGTAGCCGGAGAAATGGTTGAGATCCTTACTTGGCCGATGGAAATAGAAACATCGCTGATCGTACCCGGAGAAGGAGTGACCAAGTATAGCTTCCCCGAGAACACGCCATTCATGGGCGTTATATGGGAAGATTGGGCGTGGGATCTCGTCAAGTCCGGTCAGCTCCGAGGGTACTCTATCGGAGGACAAGCGCAGAGAGTAGAAGTAGACCTATCCGCAGGCGCTAATCTCTAAAACTAAAAGAAACCCCTACCGAAGTAGGGGCTTCTAATATAAGTGCTTATTCTTCTATTCGATATGTTAATGCTTCACGCTTGAAGCCCATACCTAGATAGACTCTAATCTCGTGTTGTAGTTCCTCCTCTGAAAGTCCTTCTTGGTCTACATCTCCATTTATTGATAATTCATAGGTTGTTTCCCACATTTATTTCTCCTTTACATTATTTCATCAGCACAAGGGAGACACATGAATCTTATTACGGTAAATTTCCCGCTCCTCGATTCCCACTCTGCGTAACCCTCGCTTGCGAGATGATCGTTACCACACTCATCACAATTTGTGTAAGTTGTTTCTAATAGTGTTTCATTATTTGCTTCCATGTATTCAATATAGTAGGTGTACACCCCGGTATCCACTTATGTAAGGAAATTATTGCAATTTCTGACAGCGCCGGGGAGAGCTGTTATCATCTCCGATATGGCTAATATGTTCAAGCGTAAAGTTAAGAAGCTGACCAACCTACACTTAAAGGAGATCAGCGGCGTAGACCACCCGGCTAGTCTTCACGAAGGATGGGCCGTTATGA